CCGCTGTATTGGGTCGAGGTTGACCCGAGCAAGGCCGGCTTCCCCACGCTTCATCAGCCGGCGCTCCTCGTCGGTCAGATGCTCGCCACCGGAACCGCGACGGCTGATATTCCGGTTGCGGTCAGCACCGTCGCGCAGGCGAAGGACGCCTTCGGCGCCGGTTCGCAACTCGCGCGCATGTTCGCGGCGTTCTTCGCGAACAACTTCGCTCACGAGGTCTATGGCCTGCCCGTCGTCGAGCCCACCGCTGGCGTCGTTGCGACAGGCTCGATCACCGTCTCTCACGCTCCGTCCGATGCGGGCACGCTGACGCTCTACATTGCCGGACAGAGGGTCGAGGTTGCGGTTGGAGCTACCGACCTCGTCTCCGCTGTTGCGACTGCTATCGCAGCCGCCATCACTGCGAACTCCGATCTGCCGGTGACCGCGTCCGCTAATGCCGCCATCGTGACCTTGACCTGCAAGTGGAAAGGGTCGACCGGCAACGACATCGATGTCCGCGCCAACTATCTCGGCTCGGCCGGCGGCGAAGCTTTCCCGCCCGCGCTCACGCTCACCATCGCCAACAGTGGCAAGCTCACGAGCGGCAGCGGGGCTCCCTTGTTCACGACCGCCATCGCCAATCTCGGCGACGAGCCGTTCGAGTATGTCTCGATGCCGTTCACCGACAGCACGTCGGTCGGCGCGTGGAATACCGAGTACGGCTTCGGCGATACCGGCCGGTGGGGCTGGATGCGTCAGTCGTATGGGCACATCTTCTCCGCTGTCCGCAATTCCTATGCGACGATGGTCGGCTTCTGCGAGAGCGGAGGCTTCAATTCCGGCATCGTCTCGATCATGGGTGTCGAGGTCAATAGTCCCTCCCCGGTGTGGGAGTGGGCTTCCGCCTACACCGCCAAAGCGGCTCGCGCGCTGCTCAATGATCCGGCGCGCCCGTTGCAAACCCTTGCGCTCGCGGCGATCTCGCCGGCTCCCAAGCATCAGAGGTTCATTCTGAGCGAGCTTAATGCGATGGCAGGCGCCGGCATCGCCACTCAGTCGGTCGGATCGGACGGTTCGCCGATGATCCTCCGTGAGGTGACGACGTATCGGAAAAACCTCTACGGCCAGGGCGATGATGCTTATGAACTGGTCCCGACGCTTGCCACCCTTGCACGCCTGATGCGCAATCAGCGTCAGGCGATCACCTCGAAGTATCCGCGTCACAAGCTCGCGGATGACGGCACGCGCTTCGGCCCGGGTCAGGCCATCGTCACGCCGAAGATCATCAAGGCCGAGTTGGTCGCGCAGTATCGCATGGACGAATGGAACGGGCTGGTCGAGAACGCGGTGCAGTTCAAGGCGAACCTCATCGTCGAGCGCGACAGCAACAACCCGAACCGGGTGAACGTGCTCTATCCGCCGGATGTCGTCAATCAGTTGCGCATCTTCGCGGTGCTCAATCAGTTCCGGTTGCAGTACGACCGGGGCGTCGACCTCGCTCTCGCCTAGTCGAGGCATCCCTCCACTTAAATCCGCACCGCCGCGCGGCTTCGTGCCGCGCGGTCGGTCTCCCATTTCAGAAAGGACACTACGATGGGCGTCAGGATCGCCGGGATTGCCTTCCTCAAGGTGGACGGCAGTCAATACCCGCTCAAGGGCAACTTCACGGTTTCCCCGAGCAGCGTCGAGCGCACCGGCATCGCCGGTCAGGACTACGTGCACGGATACAGCGAGCTTCCGCGCGTGCCGTACATCGAGGGAGATGTCTCCCTCGTGCCCGAGCTTTCGATGGAAAATGTCGAGAACATCGTCGATGCGACGGTGACCGCCGAACTCGCGAACGGCAAGAACTACGTTTTACGCAATGCGTGGTGCAAGTCGGCCTTCGAGCTACAATCGCACGACGGCCAAGTCCGCATCCGCTTCGAGGGTCTGTCGTGCGACGAGGTCGCGTAATCGCGTAACACCTGCAACACCGGAGAGCGAACATGGCCGGCACAAAATCGGAGACTACCAAGGAGAAGGCCCCGGAAACCGCGAGCGCGGAACCGGGGCCTATTTCTTTTCCGCTGCGCAAGGAGGTCGACGCGCACGGTGAGAAGATCAACAAGCTCACCTTCCGTGAGCCGTCCGGCGCCGACATCGAGCGGTATGGCAACCCGCTGATTATCGATATGTCGACCGAGGTGCCGACTGTCACCTTCGATGAGCGCAAGATGGCAGCGATGTTGTCTGCGCTCGCGACCGTTCCGTTGTCCACCATCCGCGCGCTTTCTCCGCGCGATTGGACGACGTGTGCATGGGGCATTGCCCCTTTTTTCATGCCGGACCTGCGGATGCTCTGATCCTCTCGTGCTACCGGCTCGCGAAGTTCTACGGCTGTCACCCTGACCAGTTCTTGCGGCTCACCGCCTCGGAGATCAGGCGGCACGAGCAGTGGACGAACCGTCTGCTCATCGAAGTCGAGCAGCAATCGGAAAGCGATAAGTGATGGCTGATACCGAACTTCGCATCACGGCGACGGTCGTCGACAAGGCGAAACGGCCGCTTGAAGAAATCCGCAAGGAGTTGCAGTCGGCCGGCAAGCTCGGCAAGGGCTCGATGTTTGAGATGGGCTCGGCCGTCAAGCAGATGGTCGGGAGCGCCGGCAAAGACCTCGGCGGGCTCGTCGAGGTGCTCGGCCTCGTCAGCGGCGCGTTCGGCAAGATCACCGCGTTTGCCGGCGCGGCCGGCGGCGCACTCGGCATCTTCGCGGCGCATCAACTCGCCCGCAGCCGTCTCGAAATGCACAATTTCGCGGTGGTCACCGGGACAAGCGTGCAGGAGATCAAGGCGTTCGAGAGCGCGGCCTCGGCGATGGGGATCAGCGTTGAGAGGGCGCAGCCCGCGATGGGTATGTTCCAACGCAATCTCATGGCGATCCACACGCGCCGTGGTGCTCTGTGGGATGAGATGCGCCGCGCGGGTGCGGCTCCATTCATGGAGGAGTTGGCGCACGAGTACGACACCCAAGGTGTCGACGCGGCGCGGTCGCTGTTCTTCAAGCGGCTCAAGAACGTCGCGAGCGCGGAAAGTCGCGGCCGGATCGCCGAGTTGTTCTTCGGTGATATGTCGTTCGCCATGATGGGCGGCGAACTCGACGCGCTGATGGAGAAGTACCGGAAGCAGCACCCCGGCCCGTCGACCGATCAAATGAAGGCGTACAGCGCGGCGTGGGCCGAGTTGAACGCATCGCTCGACGACCTCAAGGTCTCGGGTCTGACGCCGCTCATCAGACATCTGACCTCGGCTCTGCAAGGGCTCACCGAGTTCTTGGATCGGTGGAAAAAGGGCGAGGCGTTCGGGTTGCCGAACGAGAACGGCCGTCCCGATGTCGACGACGGCACGGCGCTCGGGCTCAAGCATCGCCGCCTGAATTGGGACAGCAACGAAAACCTTCAAGACCCGACGAAGGGTGAGCGGTGGGGCGAGGACAACTTCAAGAACCTCGGCAAAAAGATGAGCCTCTCGTATGCCGATGGCGTGCGAGGTGGGACCGGCGCCGTCGAGCGCGAAGGCGAGGACAACGCCAAGGCGTTTTGGCAGTGGTTTTTCCGCATCGGCCTCGAAGCCGCGAAGATCGATACCGGATCGGGCGGCATCCTCAAGACTGCGCTCGGTGGCGGGCTCGGCAGCGGCTCCGGTAGTCCCGACACGTTCCGCTCGGGCGGCGGCTACCGCCGGCTCGATCCGGGTTATCAGGGCGGTGGTGGTGGAAATGGCGGCGGATCGTCAGGCGAAGATTACTCGCCGTCCGGTGGCGCTCGATTGCCGAGCGGCAAGCACGGCGAGAACGCGCAGCGGATTTACGATGAGTTGCGTCGCCTGGGGCACTCGCACGAGCAAGCGAGCGCCGCACTTGGTCATGTGCAGGCCGAGAGCGGGTTCAATCCCAATGCAACGGGAGACGGCGGCACCGCGCACGGCTTTTTCCAGCACCGCAAGGACCGATGGGCACTCGCGAACAAGCTCGCCGCTCAAGAAGGTACGACACCATTCAGTCCCGAGGCGGCGGCACGCCACTTCGACTACGAACTAAAACACGGAGAGCGGAAGGCGGGCGCGCGTTACTTCGGCGCCGACAATGTGCGCGACGCCGTGACTGCGCTCAACGGGTATGAGCGTTTCGCAGGATG